ATGGTCATGGCGATGCTCCATACTGATCCCATGGCAAGCCTCGACCAGTACCAAACCCCCTCCAAAGCCACCCGATACCGAGTCCGATGGATCACCAACGGCACCCGCGAATCGCAATCATTCGACACCGAAAAAGATGCCCTGCGCTGGAAAGCCGTCATCGAAGCCGCCCAAGGCGACACCGACCGCGCCCTAGAATCCATCGAGAATCAACTCGAACAAGGCCCTACCGTCACCGAACTCCTGATCCGGCACATCGACCAGCTCACCGACGTAGGCGACTACCAACTTGGCCGATACCGCAAAGCCGTGGAGCAACACTTCGCCGGCGACCTCGGCGCGACGAAGATCCGCCGCGTCACCTCCGAGCACATCGTGGACTGGCAACGCTACATGGCCGAAAAAGGGCTTCAGGCCAAGTCCATCGCCAACCATCGTGGCCTACTGTCCGCAGCGTTCTCCACTGGCATCCGGCTCCGCATCATCGACCACAACCCCTGCGCAGGTGTACGCCTCCCTAAAGACAACCGGCCCACCGAGCAGATGCAGATCATTCCACTTGACCAATGGAACGACCTCATGGGAGTGATGAACGCCCACTACGTCCCGTTCTCCTGGATGCTCCTCTATTCCGGGGCGCGGTTCGGAGAACTGACCGCCGTGCAGAAACCAGACTTCGGATTCATCGGAGCCACATCCGTCCTGCGCATCACCAAAGCATGGAAGGAAGATGACAAGTACAAGTACTACCTCGGCGCTCCCAAGACCAGGAAGGGCAAACGGTCTGTCTCGCTGTCCCGACAGGCAGACAAGATGATGCGCCCCATACTCTCAAATCGCACAGATGAAGAACTCGTATTCAAGACCGTGTACGGCCGTCAGATCCGATCTTCCGCCTATCACAAGGTCTGGGGGCAAGCTTGGACAGCACTAGGGGTTCCGAAAGAGCGGCGGCCGAGACCCCACGACGTACGGCACACGCACGCCTCCATGATGCTCGCCAACGGCATGGACATGTACGAGCTTTCCCGGCGGCTCGGTCACGAATCCGTTAAAACAACAGTCGATCGATATAGTCATTTGGTAGAAGGTGCCCACGCACGTGGCGCTTCCATTGCCGACTCCGCTTTCGGGTGAAAGGAACCCTTTTGAAACGATCACTTGCACTTCTCTCTGCCTCTGCTTTGCTTCTGGCAGGGTGCTCGTCCACCATAGAACCAGAGCCAACTAAGGAGCCAGCGCCGGCAGAATCCGCTGCGCCTACCATGGCTAAAGACATCTCTGCAGACGTGCGAGACGCCGCCGGCGCCGCAGGCGAAGCGATCACCAAAGCCGAGGAAACAGAGCCAGGACGAATCAGCGTTGAAACCTCACTCGTGGACCCACGCGGTGAGGACGGAAGTGCCGAAGCGAAGCAAGCTATCGAAATCTGTGAAGCTGCTGCAGGCCTCGATGGCGTGACGTACGTGAGCGTGCTCGAAGAAGATGGAACCAGTTGGGTGCTGTTCGGGCATCCGGCAGTGCCAGAGGGTGAATGCGCGGAGGTGTAGGAAACCGGATTTCGCGGCGCTGTTTCTACGGTGTTCCGTGGTCCGGTACTGTCCATGGGTCGGCCCGGAAGGTGATCTTCGCGTCCTGCCTCGTGTGCCATGGGTCATCGTCCTCAGTGGACACCCACATGCTGTCCGCCCGCCTGATCCTGGTTACAGTCGAACCGGGGACCCATCGGACATCATGCTGGCCGGTGGTGACGTAGTCGATGATGCTCACCGGATAGTCGATAAACACTTCTCCGGGCACCCAGCCGATCACCTGCGCATGAATCTTCCCCAGTTCCGGATCCAGGACTTGCACGTAAGGCCGCTCCCCGGGCATGTACCGGTTCATGCTCTCAAAACGCGGGTCGGAATAGGTCGGCATGAATCAATTGTGCCTTAACGCAGAAAGCTTCCCTGCGTTCAAAAGAGCGCAGGGAAGTCCATTATCTATGCGAGGAGTGAGCGAGAAGAGGTAAGTGCGAAACGAAATGTATCTTGTTTACCTCAGCTTGGATTAGTTGAAAGCCAGCTCGCCAGCCTTGAAAATCGGCATGGTTAGCGGCTGTATAAACACTCGCTGCGATACGTCTGCGACGGACTGCCGGATGAAGGGCAAGAGCGTCATGAGCGCGACACGGTTCGCAAAATCCAACATCAATGATTCATCGATATCGTCAATGTTTAAATCGTTAAGAGCGTACTCCGCGGCCGTCTCAACGTAAATTTTACCGGGATCAGAAATTATGTCCGTTGTCACCTGTATGCGGAACTTCTTGTTGCTTTCAGTATCCCTGGCCATACTCATACTGAAGTCGGTTTCTACATTGTATTCACCGTCAATGAACCCCTTGGCAAGCTCGTCATTACCTTGCTCTTTGTTTGATCGGACTGCAGACAACTCAAGAATCACTATGTCTAGGAGACTGACGTCTTCCACAAAAAGGTGAATGTCAACATTCTCAGGCATCGATCACACTCGTCCTATAAGCAGTTTTTGGGGTTCCCCACCGGCTACCTGAACCAGTCTTGCCTCTAGCCTTGAACGAGACGGTATTGGACTTCAAAGTGGCTACAATCGCTTCAAAATCGGACTCCGTATTTTCTACACAGTCGTCAACTACGGCAATCTCCAGCCGCGCTCCGACGGCAAGAGCGTAGCGCCTGATCGTCGCAAGAGTGGGGTTACTGTCATAGTGTTCAAATGCGGCAACGGTTGGTTGACTAACTCCCATCCGCTCCGCCACAGAAGCCTGCGACAGCTTGTGCTCTTTGCGCAAGTTCACGAGTCCACTGAGCATGTCAGTATGAACATCCACTAAAGATTCTGCGCGAGCTTCAACACGATTCAGCTCTTCATTCATAGACTAAACTCTATATTTACATTAGGCATAAAAGCAATTGGTTACAGCCCCCAACGAACGTTTACTCCATCACGGTATATCTTCTTAGCCTTCGAAATTTCTTTGGTTTGCAGACGACTGATTTCTTTCGGGTCCTCAAGAATAATTTTTTCATGAACATGATGACCTATGAAGAAATCGGGTTCTACAAGCGGCTCTGTGTGATACATCCGAACCAAAGCCTTTGAATAAGTGAGCTCACCAGACTCAGGATCACGCTCGGTGACGTTGACGTTCTGCCAGCGGATCTCAAACATGGGGATCTCCGGATCGTGACCAACTGTTGCAACTTGCGAGATCGGCCTGAGAGTCCCTCTCGCAGCTCTTCGCAAGTAGTTCTTAAATTCGGCTTTGAGCATAATCTCTGCGTATGGGTTCCAGACACGGTCGGGTCCCCTAACCGTATCCATGCAACGCTCGACGGCTTCTTCAATAGCATCCCCGGTGATACGCCGCCCATCAAACCAGTGAAAATTCACCGGTCTACTAGAACAACACCGAGACGAAACTGATCCTTGATCCACAGCAAAGAGCCTATCTGAAAGATGGCTGAGAATCATTCGACGCGTCCATTTAGTATGAGCCACAGACCGTTAAACACAGAAATGCCCCACCCTCGTGTTGAGGGTGGGGCGATTTGGTTTCTACTCGTTGGGTGGTTCGACGTTCTTCTTCGCCAGCGCCGCCTGCAGCAGGCCAGCAACGCCGGCGAGGGCGGCTACTGCCCAGCCGAGCAGGGCGATGAACTCAGTAACCTGGTCCTTGGTGATGAATCCGAAGGTGATCGCTGCGGCGACGATCGCGCCGAAGGTCACCAGTGCCAGCGTGTAGATGCGTTTGCGGGTTGCGGGGTCGCTGAGCCCGGTGCCCTTTGCTTCGTACTTGCCCATAGTGGGTTCTCCTTAGTTGTTGTCGTTGAGCCAGCGCTGGATGGCCTTGCCGGTTTCCTTCAACGGCTTGCCGTCCAGTCGCCACTTGCGGGTGTCGTAGTAGACGTTGCCGCGGTGCCCCAGGTCGTCGGCCAGCATGCGCTGGAACTCGACCCAGAACCAGTAGCCGTCGTCGCCGTCCTTCTTCAGGGGGGTGCCCTTCTTGACGCCACGGGCAGTGAACGGAGTCTTGAGGTAGTAGCCGTTGCGCTGCATGAGCGTCATGGTGTCGGTGATGGTCAGCTTCTCGAACTTGCCATCCCACTGTTTGTTGAGCCCGCCGATGACGTTCTTCAGCAGGATCTGCAGGGCGCCGATCTCCCACGACTTGAAGTTGCCGTTGATCTTCAGGTCGGCGTAGTTGTCCGGGAAGTTCGTGGAACCATCCGGGGTGTTGGTCGGCGACTGGTCTTTGACCTTTGGACGCGACGCCACGGGCACCGTCTCGCCGGTGACCTTGCCGCCCAGTTCCTTCTCCCACAGGGCCACGGTGTCCTCGACGCTGCGGTTAGCAGCTGTCCAGGAGAACTCGACGTGTAGATGGTCGGTGTGAGGGTTCACGCCGGTGTACTTGTACCAGCCGGTGTACTTGTAGCCGCCGGAGAAGATCTTCTGGTTGAAGATGATGCACTGGATTCCCAGTTCCTTGGAGTTCAGGCGCAGCTGCTCGGCGAGCTCCTGGAACACCTCGATCTTGTCGTACCACTTCAGGCCGAGGTCGAAAGCGCGGCCCTCACCGTGCAGCGACGTGGTGCGGGTGGAGCCGCGTACAGGCCGACAGTTATAGATGCCGGAGTTCCGGCCGCCCTGCTCCTTGTACTTGGCGAGGAACCAAGCCATGGCGCCCTTGGCGCCGGGGGTCGGGCCCTTGGTGCAGGTCTTGGCGCCTGCATAGCCTCGGTAGATCGCCATGGTTACTTGCCTCCTAGCGGCTTGATGCCCGACGCGGGCTCGACGTAGTCCAGGTGCTCTGGATCAGTGATCTCTTCGGGGTTCGGGTCGTCGTACTCTTCCTGGTCGATGGCTTCCATCGGGTTCAGATCAGACATGATGTGTCCTTTCGGGCATAGAAAAACCCAGACACCGTTCGTGCCTGAGCATAAGAAAAGCCACCCGGTGGGTGGCTTTCATTCGGATGAGACGTGTTCCTACATCTGATCCAGTTTTTAACTACACAGTGACAATTCGTCGTCTAATGTATTGCTATGAGAAAGATTCTGCAGGGCCAGTGGGTAGTGGCAGCCCTTACCGGGTTAGGTGTAACAGGCATAGGGATTTTTGCTACACGTCTGCTGGAAGCTCCATCTTGGTCATACGCTGTCGCGTTGGCTTTTGGCATCACAGCTTTCCTACTTCTCGCATTTTTCATCGATCGGATCGGAGCCAAGAAAATGGGAACAGAGAAAGCAAATTCGGATGAATCTCAATACGGAAGCATGGTTCGAGCAACCGACTGTGTCGGGCTCACGATTACGAATAGTTCAGTTCCGAAAGGGATGGCAATCCTAGACGCTAGGAATACCAAGGACATTCGGCTCGACAACAACGAACAGCGAGATGACCCGAAATAACTGCTGAGAGATTTTCGGTTATTGATCGGGCGCGTATTTCGATTTCAGCTTGCCAACGTCTTCAACAAGCTTTTCCTGGGCCTTGTCGGATTCCTTGGCGATAACGATATGCTCGTCTAGCTTCGCCGTGGTCTCAGCAAGCTTGTACGCAGTCTCATTGCTACGGTCCTCGATGCGCTTCACCGCGTCCTTAATAGACCCTCCATGGTTCGGTGTCACCTCATGGTGAATGCGCTCCGTCTTCTCCTCCAGCGCGAGGATTCGGGCTGACACACCAGGTTCGGCATGCTGCACTATTTGACCGGAGCGGTCTTTCTTCTCGGGCTTGCCATTCCATTGATCGAGGAAAGCCGCGAACTCTTTGAACCTTGACCAGATGACATTCGCTGGCTTCCAGAAGAATGCGATCAGCAAGATCATGACTGCCGTATAACCAAGCCAACCATTCGGGCCGCCCAGGAATTCGGGTATTACAGGCATCAGCACCACCCCGGGGCGGCGCGGGTCTTGGTGGGCATTGTTACCTCGCTTTATGACTTTCGTGCAACGTTTGATTATTGGTACGCAAACTGTCTGAACCTTGTGCTTAGCTGTGAATTGCCGATTAACATAATCCGAGCAGTAAGGGGACGGCGCTACCGCGCCAAGCTGCCGGGGCGAATCATTGGGGAACTTGGGAATGAACTTCTTCCGACCACGCAAAGCAGACAGCAAGAATCCGTTGAACCTGCTGCGCAAGGCCGTGGGCAAGAAGCCTGTCCGCTACCATGACCGTGCGTCCGGACCGGTCGAAATCGACCCGGACGCACGCGAAATAGTCATCGTCTACGGAAAACCCAAGAAGGACTAACCCTTCTACCCGTCTTCCTTCACCGCTTCAGCTTTCTCCTTGCGCAAAGCATTCAGCTCCTGCATGGTTACTTCCAGTTGAACCGACAGGCTCGTGTTCTCGAACATGAGCGAGCCGATCTGGTTCGCCTGACGCTGGATGATCAGGTCTTTCGCTTCCGGGGCCATCTGATCCCTTCCTTTCATGATTTCTTGTATTTAGGCTGCTGGTTCCAAGGCCTGGACCCGCAAGGCCAGCTCGTCGAGCTGGCGTTTTAGTACAGCGGTCCGTGCATTCGCCAGCCGCTCGTAGGACAAGCCCAGCGTCTGGTTGTCAGCATCACGGATCACGAACGCTTCACCACCGGGAACGCTAGCCACGTCCTCGGCCACCATGCCCGGAACACGCCGCAACGGCTGGTCGATCACGGTCTGCTGGTATTCATCCCTCACACCTAGCGCCCAAAGTGCCTCCCGGTCCTCATACTCGGCCTTATCGATCCAGTCCTTCACCGGTATATCGAGCAGCTCGTCCGGCAACTCCATGAACTGCTGGTCAAGCTTGAACCTGGATGCCGAGGACGACACGTAGAGCGTTCCCGGTGCCCCGCCGCCGATCGAGATATGCGCGTTGGCTGCGAGGGTCGTGGACGGAGTATCGAGCGCCCTGAATCGGGCATTGGAAATCAATCCCGAGTTCACGGTTAACCCTTGCCAGGCCACTACGCCGAGGCCGTCCTGGCCGCGCAAGTTCAGCGCGCCACCGTTCGGCTCAATATAGATGCCACCAGTATTCGATCCGCCGATTGATCCATCGCCAGTGTCCGAGAACCAGATGCCCATGCGGCCGCCGTCGTTAGCGGAGTTGATGATGATGCGTTCCCCACCGATGGTTCCGACTCCGAACCGCTTGTCAGCGAAAACGAAGCCGTTGGCCGAAGCCATGGTGAACATGCGCTGCCCTGTGGAGTCGTACCCGTAAAGCCCGCCTGGCTGCATGATCACGCCGCCGGAGCCGGAACCGTTCAGTTCGGACCGGATGTCGGCGCCGTAGATCGTTCCAGCGGTGAAAGCCCCACCAATGAATTCCATCGTGTTGGTTTCGGTATTCACGTAGAACTTCGCCGCAGGCGAGAATCCCGGCTGCCCCGTGTAGAAGTACAGTCCCTTCTCGTTGAGCTCCATCCACCGTTTGTCGCCCCACTGGTTGCCCGTGTCCACCAAAGCTGTTTGGAACTTCGAACCAGTGATCACGGCACCATTAGCGGTCACATCACCTGTCGACGCATCGATCCGGAATGTCTCATTCCCGCTGGCATTCCATGCCCTGAAATAGTCAGCGTCGATCTTGATCCCGCGGTTCGCTGTAGCTGTGGTCTGATACAGCGCGGAAGTGATCTTGTGCTTCGCGGTGATCGCCAACGCATCCAGATGTTCAGTCTTCACCGAGTTGGTGATCAGGATTCCGCCCCGCATCGTGCCGATCCACGACGCATCGGACACCAGGGAGTTCACGTCGATCTGGTCGCCGGTGGCCTTCTTGAAGTTGAGGATCTTCGCCCACATTTCTTCGGTCACCGTCAGATGATCAGCCAGCACTCCGCCGGACATGATCGTGGCATAACCGACCTTCGGCCTGAATGAAGGGGTGCGTACCCGCAGGTATCCGGAGGATCCGCTAGCGTAGGCGATCCTCGGATACACCTCTGCCACCCCCGTAGGGATCGTCACATTGAAGGTGTACTTCATGAAGTTGACGCCGGAACCGCCAGGAACAACAGCGGCAACAACCAGCGTCCCGGTTGACCCGTTACCGTAGAGCATGTCCAGCTGCGGCTGCCATGCGGCGCCACTGTCCGACCACACGTCCAATTCCAAGGCGTACTGCTCCCCCGGCGTGACGCTGATCATCTGCCCGGAAGCTATCGGCCCCGGACGCAAGCTCAGGTAGTAATTCGTCGTGGTCGCTGCCACGCTGTTGGCGCGCATGTAATAGAACCCATTGACCTGCTGCGTGAACACCGGGTTGATCTGCGACGACGACAAAGCCAAACGCATATCCTTGTTCCGTGACGACACGAACCCAGGATCCAGAATCAAGTTCCCGTTGCCGACGCGCAGCATGTCCGTAGCAACCGACTTGAAGCGGGAGAAGTCGGCCCACAGCTCGTCAATGACCACGGTCTCAATCTCCGCGGCTGAAGCAGTCAACCGGGAAATGTCCATCTGGCCGGCCGTACCCGAACCGATCTGGATCTTGGGGATCACCACAGGATCCAGCGGCATCGACACCCACGCGGCACCGTCCCACCGGAAGAAACCAATCTGCGCCCCGGCCGCGTTGATCTGCTGCCACAACGCACCTACCGGACGATCCACACCGTCGGCCGGTGTCGGCGCAGACAAGGAGATTTCCGGCAGACCACGCAAGGCCTCATCGATCAGCCCGTCATTCGAGCTCAGCTTTTCTCCGAGCGTCACACCGGTATCCAGGAGCATCTGATCCGAGTTCTCGATCTTTACCTGGCCAGCATCAATCTGCTCGGTGAGTTCGCTCAAGTCCACGTTCGCCGCAGGAGTCACGGACTGGATCGCGGACGGCGCGGACTCGTTGCCCGACCGGTCCACCGCCGTCAGATAGACCCACACCGTCGCATCGGCTGGCATCGTCTCCGACTGGTACACCAGCCCCGGCTCTGCCCCGTGCTTCGTGCCAGTCAGCACCCACGGCCCTGAAGCCGAGGCGCCTTGGTAGGCGTTGAAGTGGGAGAAGTCCCTCGGCATCGTCTCACCGGCAGCACCCTTGCCCGACACCCGGACCGTGATCGTGCGCAGCCACGTGGTCAAGTGGCTGGCCAGGAACTCCGGTACAGGAGGCGGTGTGAGGTCGTCCTCCATGGTCACGGCGGTCACCGGAGTCCACGCGGACACCTTGCCGTTCTCGCCCACGGCACGGACCTTGAAGCCGTACTGCTCCGGGGTCACCCCGTCAGCTTTGAACACCGGCAACGGCGAATATGCTGCCTCGGTATCCGACGTTGTGAGCAGCTGCGCCCAGGGACGGCCCACCTCATTGATCCGATAGAACACCTGGAACCGGTCAATCGTCATGGCGGTGCCATTGGTTGCGTTCCCGTCGTGCGCCCAGTCCAGATCCACTCGGCCAGCAGGCCAACCGTTATCGTCGATATACGAGTCCACGCCGACCACCAAGCCGGAAGGCATGGAAGGAATGCGCGTGTCCGGGCCTTCCGGTGCTGGCCGGGTGCCGTTGCCGCCGGCGGACGCGCCACCGGTGATGCCCTTGGTACGTTTCGCCAGCTTCGTGAGCAGATCTTCCAGCCGGTCGCCGAGGACCGCGTGACCGCGCAGCCCCTCCGGCGCAACGGTCAAGGACAAGGACATGACGCGCAGGCGCTCAAACTTCGTGCCGCGCTGCGCCCATACCCAATCGCCCACCTGGTAATCCTGGAAAGGACGCACCCGAGAGCCAGCGGTCACCGTGAATTCGCGGGTGTAGGAGATGCGGGTGGCCGAACCCTTCAGCAGGTCCTGGTCTGCCAGCAACGAGGCGGTGCCCGGATCGGACACGCCACCCTGGGTAATGACGGTTTCCAGCCGGCCGAGCGGCTGGGATGCGTTGTTCGCGAAAGTCCACGACTTGCCCTCGTCGCCCAGCACCAGCGCATCGGTGACCAGGTCCTCGTTCGTCCAGTCCTCCGGAGCCGACGATTGCCCATCAGCCACCACGAGACGCACCTGGTTAGAACCAGTAGTCCGGTCTCGGGCCATCGTGGTTTCCGGGTTGAAGATTCGCAGCGTGCGGCCTTCCCACCGGTAATCGCATACGCCCTGCTGGTACAGGTTCGACAAGACGGCTTCAAGATCCAGTTCCAGATCATAAGCAATCGTGAGAACCTTCGCCCACGCCTGCCCCGAGGAATCCGTGGTGGAGCTGAAATCTATCTGGATTCCGGCACCCCAGCCGCGGCTCTTCGCGTTCTGGATCAGCGTGGCCATGATCGTGCCAGCATTCGCCGACAAGAACTGCACCTTGCCATCCGCGTCCACAGGCAGGCCGTTCGGCTCCCACACCTTCGCACGGCGCAGCATCCAGCCGATACCGACGAAGCTGTAATTCCGGGTCGGTGTCTCCTCCAGATGGTCGAAGTTGCCCGTCATGGACAGGAACCGCGCATTCGGCGGCTCGACCCACGAAGCACCATTCCAGTACTCGTATGCTAGCTCCGTCACGCCGTCCAATACGACAGCATTCACGCCCTGCCGGTGGTAATGCACCGAGGAAGTCGGCAACTCACCCATAGGGGTGACCAGCTGCGCCTCCAAAGCATCCGGCAAGGGTGCACGCTTCGCACCGAAAGGGGTGTACGGGACAAGGCGAGTACGCAAAATAGCCTCCTAAAGGGGTAATGATTGAGCACCCAGACGTGGAATATGCCTATGCTCAGCAAAGCAATTCACCAACGAATTGTTTTTTAGAGAAATGAGATTCGATGACCAAAGAAACAAGTCTGCCGATCAGTACCGAGCTGGCTGAGAGCATCAAGCTCGTGAACGACGCACACGGTAGCAAGCAAGCACAGCCAGGCGTCAGCCCACTTGACCATGCACGGGACGTCGCCATTGAGGAACTCGGCAAGCATGTGACGAGCCTGGCCAAAGCCATCGTTGAGCTGGAGAAGGAAATCGTCTTCCTCAAGGCCAAAGCCGACTAGCTAGGAACACACGGTGGCGGGCGCTATCGTTCCCGCCACCAGTTCAGCCCCCGGCTTGGAGTCGTTCTTCGAGTTCCACATCGGCCTGCTCGATTGCTGACTGAATCGCAGCGACATCAACCAAAGTCCTGCTATGAATTTCCGCTGGCCCGCAGTCGCTGTTTCCAACGCTCGTTGGAACCAAATTGTCCTTCGACACCTTGGATGCGTCGAGCCTTAATTCATGATTACTCGATGCAACACGATTCATTTCTCCCCTCCCGATATCGATTACTGGGAGTTCGATGTGCTCGACTTTTACGGTTTCGTGATTCATGATCCGTCCTTCCTAGATGAATGATTTCTTGGCCCTGACAGTGACCAACGGGCTTGTCGTCGCGTTGATCGCCCCAGTGATCCGCATCTGATACCGGCCGGCACCAGACACAAAATCAGGATTCAAAGTAAACATCGGGCCAGACCCCCGATTGGAAACGACGCTGTTGATGACATCGGTACCGCCCACCAGATCCCACGTATCCGTCGAATGAAGACGGGCCACCCAATTCGCCGTATCCACCACCACATACTGGGTAGACGTTGCCGCCTGGTTCACCGTCAGCCGATCCCCCGACACAATGTCTTCAAGGATCACCTGCGAGAAGTTCCCCCGGAAGCGGATCAGCGCATCATTGATCGGCCCCGTTCCCCCGCCGAATTCGGTGAGGAACGGCGACGGGTTACTAGCGCCCTGCGGAATCGGCTGCGTCGAATCCACCGTGGCAGGGCTGCGCCAGAACACCGAGGGGGCGCGCAATGCAACGCCCATCTTCCACATGCGTTGCCCTACACGTTCCGGTTCCACGGATTCCAGCACTTCCACCTTGGCTTCTCGGCCCCGAACAGTATCCGCGAGCGTCAGGAGCCGGTGGCGTTGGCCCAGCACGCCGTACAGCAGTTCGGCGTTGGCTTCCACGCCCGCACGGTCTGCCCCATAAAGGGTGATTCCGAGGACAACCGCCCCAGGTTCATACCTGGACCCCAGCGATGGAAGCGACCCGTCACGACCCGGGAGCGCACCATCAGCAGCGGTGCGCTCCGGAAAGATCCTCAACACCGTATCCGTGTTCAGCCTCCACTTGCCCGGGTTCGTGAGCGGTAGCCCGTCAAGGGTGATCATCAGAACGCTCCAATCGACGCGGCCAACCGAGAACTCGCGTTCTCCAACTTCTTCGAACCAGGCTCTTCCACAGGGTTGTAGTTCTTCTGGTTCACAGTCACATTCACCGTCTTACCCTCACCAGAAAACGCTCCGGAGCCGGTGAACGCGTACGAACCGTTAGCGTTCAGCTCCGGGTCGATGCCATTCGCGATCATCCACGACACATCCCCCAGAGTTGAAGCAAGCGCCGGCATCGAAGCCTCAATGCCAGCGCCAAGGCCCTCCATGATCCACCCGCCTGCAGGAACCAAGAGGGCTAGGTCATAAGCCTTGGGTCCCTTATGGTCAGCAATCCACGAACCAATACCGCCCACGAAATTCTTCACGTTCTCGAAGCCTTGCTTCAATCCATCAAGGAATCCCTGCAAGATTTGCTTACCCGCATTCGCCAGCAGATTGCCCACACTGCCAAGGGCACTCAGAATCTTGTTAGGCACGCCCTTCACCCAGGAGACAACATCGTTGAACTTGTCCACTGCAGCCGTCTTGACTTTGCCGAACCATTCGGCAGCCTTGGCACCAAGTTGAGCAAGCTGATTTAGCCGTCCAAGGACTTTGCCGGGAATACCCCTGAACCAATCAAGAATCGAATTCCAAACATTTGTGACCGTGGACTTAACCGAGTTCCAAATGCCAGATAGGAAATTCTTGGCATTATTGCCAGCGTCCTGAATAGCCGAAGTGATCTTTGCCCAAGCCGCCTTGATCCAGCTAATAATGTCGTTCCAAGTGTTGCTAACAAACTGTCCGACGCTCGACCACAACCCATTCCACCAGCTGCTGATCGATTTCCCGACGCCTTTTAGCCAATTGAAGAATCCGCCCCAGATTTCCTTGATCCAGTTGACGAAGCCTCCCCACACCTCGGAAATCCAGTCGCCCACACCAGCCCAGAATTCACCCCACCACGCCGCGAACTTCTCACCAGCAGACACCAGCCAAGCGCTGATTTCTTCCCAATTCGCGACAATCAACCAGATGACGGCGATCAGCGCAATCACGGCGGCGATAACCCAAGTGATTGGGGAAGCCCACAACGTAGCGTTCAGGATCAGCTGGATGACGTTCCAAGCGGCCATGGCGCCTTGCACCAGCCAGATCGCTGCGGCGAACGCTGCAAGGCCGAGAGCGAGTGGCCCAAGGACTGGCGCCATTGTCGTCAGGAAGTCCAGGATCGGGGTGAGCGTCGGCAGGATGCCTTCGACCGCTGCGGCGAAGGTAGTCTCAACGGTGCGGGAAAGCTCCTTCACAGCGTGCCCCGGCCCGCCGTTGATTTCCTCGCCAGCCGCGGCAGCTTTACCCCCGAATTCGCCCAAGGTTCCGCCGGCACCAGACAGCGATGAAATGAACTTCGGTATTTCCGCTGTGCTCAGATCCTCAATCGGAGTACCGAACAGGGCCAGTGCCGCTTCGGACTGGGCGACAGGGTCTTTCATGTCCTGCAGGCCGCCGATAATCTTCTGGAACGCTGCGGCCCCATCATCGCCGCCCTTCAACAGTGCGGCGGTCATCTTCTCCTGGTCCATGCCCAGAGCCGCGTACGCGTCACCCGTGGCCTTGGACATGTCAGTTGCGCGGATGCTGAATTCCTTGACTGCGTCACCGGTCTTGTCGATGCCGTACATGCCCTTGGCGGAAGCATCCACGAGTAACGACATGGCTTGCTCTCCACTGAACCCGAGCTGCTGGAACATGGGCCCGTATTCGTCAATGGCATCCAGCAGGTCTCCACGCAGCGCCTTCGGAGTCTGCTGCAGCGCGACCGTGAGCATATCCGCAGCTTCGATACCATCCTTCGCGAAGCCGGTGGTGATCATCTGGCCGGCGACCTGGGCCGCCCGCGTCACGTCTTCCTCTGCAATACCTGCGACTGTGGACATGGCGCGTGCCATGGCTTCAATGTCCGCTTCGGACGCACCCCGCATCCCATCAATCGAAGAGATGACCGATTCAACGGCACCGGTCACGTCCTCGATGCCCTCACCCATGCCCGAGGCGTACAGCTTCCCGGCCACGTTACCGGCCTTCTCCGCCTCCGCCCCGGTCAGCCCAAGGGAGGCGTTCATCTTCCGGGTTGCACCGTCCGTGTTGATGCTGGATGCCAGCCCGGAACCGAGAGCCGCACCAGCGGCAGCGCCAGCCGCCGCCGCAGCGACAGTCCACTTCTTGGAATCGAGGGAGTCCATGGCCCCGCCGACTGCCTTCTCAAACGGGCCAGAATCCAAATCAAGGTAGCCTGTTAGTTCACCGATTGACAGGGACAAGGAAACCTCCCAGGTTCTCTTTATTCGGTTATTTGCGGCGGTGCGCGGTCGGCTTCTTCGGAGGGTACAGTTTCAGGCGCAGCCGGGAATGCTCCACCGCCATAAGCCCGGAAACCCTCGTCACCAGCCACACGTAAGGCCGGTTCTTCAGGATGCCGTCCGCAGTGTCCACACCATAGAACTGGTGCAGGTCAGCATCGATCAATTTCCAATGCTTGTAAACGTCAGCCCACGTTAGCCCCGAGTTTGGGTCTTTGCCTTCGGGGTACTCGTACCATTCCGAGAGGCCGGTTTCCGGGTCGTACTCGCCCCGCCCGTACGGGTCCGGGTCGCCGTTCGGCGCTCCGCCCTGTTCGGGGCTGGGGCTTTTCCCCCCGAGTTCCAGTACGCCTCAGCCTTGTCCGCACCGAACACGGCGTGGAACAGGCTGTAATAGGCCATGAGCTTCACATGCTCATAGGCCAGCCCTTCATCACGAGTAAGTGTTTCGTGCAGCTCCGGGCCGAGAGTCTGCACAATAATGTCGTTCTCCTGCGCGTCAGTGAGCACAAGCTTGTCGTCATCCGACAAACGGACTTCCTGGTCATTCTCCTGCGCTTCGTGGGCGCGCTGCGCAATGTCCAGGAACCGTTGGAAACGCAATGCCACATGCGCGGACGCGTGCGGGATCAAGTAGGTTTTACCGCGCACCGGTAGGGAGTGCCCTTCACCGAGTACAGCATCCAGATCTTTCAAAGCCATGATGTTCAAGCCTTCCGTGCCGAGGATAGTCGAGGTCGATCCTTGCCGCCGCACCCTCGACAAATGCGGCGGCAAGGAAAATGGTTAGACAGCGGCGGTGTACGGCACGAGTGCGCCACGGCCGGTCAAGGTAATGGCGGCTGTGGTCAGGTCGGTTTTCGGACCGCCGTTCTCCACGTAGGACACATCCGCCACGCCCTGGTCCCCGGCGGCGGGGGTGACGCCACGCTTCGTAAAGCGAACATGGACGAGACCGCCCTCAGCGATTTCCCGGCCTGCAGCCTTCAAGATCGCCTGGCCGGGGTCTGCTGGCAGGGAAGCACGCGGAACCTTCGCGGTGGCCTCAGCAGTCCAGGAGATGCCGGTGGCGATCTGTGAACCCCAGTGCGTGCCGTCGAACTCTCCGTCATCTTCAAGGTTCTTCTCTGTCTGCGGAGGAGTGAACTCGGTGAGCCCCTTTACCGGGGTCCACGCGGTCGGTTCGGTGCCGTCAAGGTATTCGGCTACTTCGAGCAGCCAGTCACCGAGCACGCCAGAAACAATGTCAGTCATGGTTTTACCTTTCGGTTAGTCTTCGCGGTGGGTGCCTGATCGCACCAACTGCAGGTAGTAGTTTTCTGTCGCTTCCTGCCGGTTGTTGCTGTCCGGTGGAAGATTGGTCCCGGATTGCCGTGCGATCCGGATGATTGGTATGCCGCCCCAGGTGGTGTGCTTCAGATCGTGTAGCGCGTCGAAGGCACGGTCAGCGATGTTCTTCACGCTCACCCGGTCATTCCGTCCGCCCCGGATCCTCAACTGCAGCCCCACCACTGAGTCGGTGTTGCCGGAGTCGGTGACCGGGTACAGGGTCAGCGCTATGGCTTTGTCCTGGTCGGTAGGGAGCTGGTCAATAGTTATGGCCGTGTCATTCGGACCGAAAACGCCGGTCGTGTTCCACATGCCGACGTTTTCAGCGTGAAGGAATTCCCCTGCACCAGTCAGTAGGTCAACTTGGAACCCCATCTAGAACTCTCCTGCTATGGTTCGACGCACAATTTCGCGTACAGCATCTTTCTCAGAGGCAAGCGCGGTTTCGAGAAATTTCGCTTGCCTTCCCTCGTCGTGGCGCAGGCTAAGGTCCTCGTGCTGCACTACCGCGTAGGGGGTGTTGTAGCTGACGGCGGCGCGGAGGTTCTTAGTATCCACGGAGGTGGCGCCCGTGTTTTGCAGGGTGCCTTCCTCGTGGGGGATGATCTTGTTGGATTCGCCGAGTACGTGTTCGGCTGCGAGTCCGAGGCCGCGGCCTGATGCGTTGCGTAGGCGTGGGATGACGGGGTTGGTTTTGAGTTTCCAGCCCTTAGCCATAACTGCCCCCTTTAGGTGAGATTCACTTCCACGTGTGCGGGAAGGTCCAGCAGGCCGGGGTCCGCTATGCCGGCTTTGATGACGAATGCTGTCCTCGTGGGGAGGATTACTTCCGAGCCTGGTTTGAAGATTCCTGCGTACTCGGGAGGGCAGGTGAGCGTGGTCTCTGAGATTACTTCGGCGCCGGCCCCGTCGCGGACCTGGGTGCGGGTTTCGTCGGCGAAGCATCGCACACCGGTGGTCTCTTCCCATGTGTCGCCCCATGAGCCGGTTCCGGTGAGGGTTCGGACGGTTACGGTTTTGTCGTAGAAGTCCTCTAGCTCGTCTGCAGCTGTCATCGGTTCACCACCGTGCTGATCAGACCAGCGTTGCGGAGAATCGAGAACGCCGAAGTGCAAAGCGCACGCAAAGCGTCCACCCGCGCCTGCTTAGCCCGGGCCGCGTCCGCCGCATCGTAGGACACCGAGGCACCCTTGATGCTCTTGGAAGATGCCACACGCTTCTCGGCTTCCACAAGCTCGCCTGCAGTCGGGTCAAGACCGTTGGCCGCCCAGAACGCTACCTGCTCGCACGTCGCTTCCTTGAAGGCCGTGGCGTGGCGTGTGAGCCGTGGTAAGCCCTCTGTATCAGCCGGGTATACGGCCAGCATTGTCGCTTCCTCCACCAGCCCGGAGGCCGAGCGGAGAAGGGGCACCACGTTATCCGGCGGCGCCTGACCAGTCCATTCCTGAACGTCCGCAGCTGTCGCATAAATACGCATGATGCCCCTCCTTCGTTATGCCCAGGTCACGGTTCCATCGACACCCGGGCCGGTCGGTTCCACAGTGCCTGAGGTTCCTGCTACGGATGCGGTGAGAATCGCACCGCTGGCGATCGTTACACGGTCGCCAACCTCGTAGGCTGTCGATGCAGCCCACGCGGTGATGGTTCCTGCGGTCTCATGCCACTCGGCCAGGTGCGCAGTCTCAGCTGCTTCCTGAACCGCCGGATCGCTGGAAACGAGCCCAGCCAGCACAGGGCGATTGCCCTCTACAGCGTGAATCTCCGGCGATACGACGTTAGGGCCGTGCGGGTTGCCGGCTTCACCTTCCAAACCAGCGTTGGTTGGCGGCAGGAAGTCGGTAGGCCGTGGATCCACAGCTGCATCACGGAGGGTGGTGCCGTCGAAAACTTCGCCAACTACTCGTGGGTCAGCTCCCATTAGTTGCCACCCCCTTCGGTGTTTTCAGAGTTGCCAGTGTTCTCGGCGTCCCATTCGGCCTTTTTCTCAGCCGCGGCGGCCAGCAGGGTCGAACGGTTCTTGCCGTCCTCCTCCGCCTGAATGACACGCTCGAACTCGCCAGCAATCACGGGGTCGTGGCCTTCAGCTACGCCGAGGTAGGCCAGTACTTCGTCAACCGAATGCTTCGACGGGTCGAATGGACCCTCGTCGGCGCTCTCGGTGGACTGTGCGCGAGAACCGGACACCTTGAAGCCGAGCTTCTTGAAGTACGCCTTATGGCCAGCAGACAGCGTCTCGTCAGTGGTCGCCACGCCGTCCTTGAACTCCAAGGTCAGCGGACCGTAAGTGTCAGTACCGGTGTATCCCTCTTGAGGGGACTTGATGGTTGTTGCCATGGTCGTTCCTTTCCAGAATGGGAAAGGCGGGACACTCGTAAGCGTCCCGCCTTCCACAAAGGGGGTTGGTTAGGCCGAGACCTTGACACCGCGAGCAACCGCGGCAGCCTTGGTAGCCTTCAGCGCGACACCGACCGGGCCCATCTCCACTTCGCCGGTCTTCACAGCACCAGCCTTGGTGAAGTCAGGCAGCCAAGTCTCGACCAGCTGACCGCCGGCAGTGGACACGCCGTGGAAACCATCCAGGCCGATACGCACCGCGTACAGGTCAGTAGCGCCAGCGGTCACCGGGATGATGTCCTGGTTGGTGCCGGCCTTCTTACCAGCGTCGAACAGGAGCACGTTGCCGTAACGCTCCAAGCTCGACTTGCCCGGGCCCGGCTCCTTGACGTACATCGAGGAGCGACGAGCAGCTGCACGGATCTTCGCCAGCGCCTTCGCGTTGGAGATCAGCAGGGTTGGGTCGCCGTCCAGCAGGCCCAGCAGTTCGTCCAGTGCGTCAAGCACCTTGAAGCTGTTGTCCTCGTTCATGACTGCAGACCAGTCGAACGCGGTGTTACCGGCAGCCACCTCGGTGGTGGAACCGGTCAGCGCCTTGGACAGGCCATCGAACGAATCCTCGTTCACAGCGGAGTCGCCGTTGATCGCAGCATCCGAGAAGGTAGCCTTCGCAGCACGGATCTTCTGATCCATCTGCAACTGCACCTCACCGGTAGCAGCTGGGCCGATCTTCGCCAGAACACGGTCGATCTGGAACGAACCGCCCAGGATCTTCAGGTCCGAGCTGTGGCGAGTGGTGGTCGCCTCGGTCGGGGTGTACTCGGTGTTGACCGCACGGAACTGTGCGTCACCCATGGTGGCCAGTCGGCGGTACGAGTAGGTCAGGGTCGCTCCGCCACCAGCTGGGTTCACAACGTCATCGAAAATGAGGTTGTCCAGCAGGGCGGAGGTACGGAATTCATCGATTACCGCGGTATCGACGTCGGTGGCGGCGTTCTGAGACGCCTGCGCAAGAGTTACGGGCATGGTGCCGTCCCTTTCTAGTTAGTGGCGTAGTGCCCGGCCAGGGCATCGCCTAGGCCGGTGTTCTTCTTGGCCTTTTCGCCGGACCCGCCAGCGCCGTCGGCCGTGCTCGATCCCGCCACCCGGACGGACTTGAGCTTGGGATTGCTTTCAACCGCTTCCTTGATCGCCTTCTCAACGTCGGCGGTCTTGGTGTGGTCGAGTTCCGCGATCTTCACCAGGAAGGCGCGGGAGTCTAGGAGCGCGTCAGCGTCGGCACCGTGCTTGCCGGCGAGGCGGTAGACCGCGAGTTCGGTCTGTGCCTGTTTGGCGGCGGTGTCGCGTTCTGCGAGTTGCTTAGTGAGTTGTTCGGCGGTGGGCTTTTCGTCGCCCTTCGCGTCAGGGTTGAGAGCCTTCTGGATCGCTGCGAGGGTCTTGGCGGCAACCCGTTCGTCACCGTCGGCCTTGCGAAGGTCGGCGATCATCTTCTGCGCTGCAGGTGGCAGGGATTCCACCTTGCCATCCCATTCCGGCGTGACGCCCTTCGGAGCTTCTGCGCTCTTTGGTGCAGGCTGGGCGGCCGGCGGGGTGCCGCCAGCAGGAGGCTCGTTGCCAGACGGTGTCCCAGCAGGCTCAGTCGATGGATCTCCCCCAGGCGTTTCTCCGCCTGTGTTGGCGTTCATTTGCATGTCGCCCCATAGACTGCGGTTGAACTCGATTAGAGCTTCAACACCGCCGGGTGCGTATGGGTCGATTCCATGGATCGTGCGTCGAGGCATGACAAGTAACCCCTTTCATGGGTTCAAAGTGTCGGAGTAATTGGGTATGGTGCGGAGACCGGCTGGCTAGCAGACGGCAGTACGTAAAAGGAGAGCGTTATGGCAGGTCGAGAAATTGAAGTGTGCCAGGATTGTGGCGGTCCGCTGGTCTTGAAGCGCATGCCTCAAAGAGAAAAGTCCCTGGTTGATTCACAGCCACCGTTGCAAAACTGGTGCAAGTCCTGCAGAACTTTTAAGGACTAACGACTCTTGAGGTTTGTCCGGTAGGACAAATCTTTACGCCCGTTTGCTTCGCGCCACGCCTTGAATTCCTCTTGCTTGGCGCGAAGCTTCTGCCCGGCCAGCGCTGACGCTGCAGGGTCCAGATCCTGCATGAGGATCTTCTCCCGCTTCAACCCACGGATACGGCGTTCGTAGGCGCGTTGCTGTTGGCGTAGCTTGTCACCTTCAGGGTTCGCGGTCACTCTGCCTGGGCCTTTGGTGATCCCGGGCAGGTACACCGAGTACGAGTGTGTACAGCCAGGATGAAACAAGCCCTTGCTGGTGGCTTCACGGAGTGACGCGACAACGGTCTTGCCGTCCTTCAGCTTGCCGGTAGTGTTCCCTGTCAAGGAAAGCACCTTGCCCTCATAGGGTCGGCAGAGCTTGCACTCCTCCGGGCTATCGGACACGATGACCGTGTCCACACCGTAGTGCAACAACCGGTCGCCGTGCCCTTCCCGAAGCGCTTGAGAAGTTGCGGTGCGGGTCGCCATCTCTGCGTATGCGCCCATCTCCCACTGGCGGCCTGAACGATCAATGAAGCCCTTCACGCCTTGGCCGGCCAACGTCCGTAACAATCGTGCTGATGCTTCACGCCGGGTAACGTTACCGGCAATCACTTCAGACGCTGCCTGCAACGTGACCCGGTTGAAAACATCGGACACCCACCGTCGCACATTCAACCGCATCCCGCCCAACGGTTCGATCGCCGCACGAGCGATCACGGTTTCAGCACCAGTGTTAGCCACACGCCCGAACAAGTCACCCTCGATGCCTGCCTTCTCCGCATCATGGACCGCATAAGCGATCCCACGGTTATACGCCAGCCCCACAACCTGCTCCACCGCGCCAGGCACCCGCCGGTCAAGATCAGCAAGGATCCTATCCAACTGCCTTAGTAGTGCACGCTGTTCCATTAGGCGAGTAGTCAACCAGTCCGGACTGTCACCAGTATTGGCAACAGCCCGGGCCAGCTTCTCCAAGATCAGCGACTCAGCAGCAACATAAATGTCACGGACCCGCTCAGCGAGGTCACGTGCTTCATTCGGTCGCATCGCCATTCTCTACCCCAAACTCGTTGGACAAGCCTTCACCGTCGATGCCTAGAGTATCGGGGTCAGTTAGTGAATCGAGCTGGTTCTCAGCTTTGATCCGCTCCACTTCCTCGGTGATCCAGTCCTCGTCCTTGTCCGGGTTGACCATGCGAACACGCGTATCAATGGACGCAGCCAAAGCAGTGCCGAGCAGTTGCGCGGTGCGTGCCAACGCTTCAGGATCGTCCTTTACACCGTCGGCTAGCTCAACCTCAACTGGCTTGGTCAGGTCGTTACCCGAACCGAACACGAGGTTATCCACAGCCAACAGCTTTTTCACAATGGCTTCCAGCACCGGGCGAACAGCACGACCCTTACGGCCCTGCGTCAACCCGGAACGGCGTTCCTTCGCGAACACCTCCGTAGCTGTCACAGCTACGTCGCCACCGTCACCGAACGTCTGTGCACTGTAGCCGGCGGACTTGATGATCTGGTCCCAGATGATCTTGATCGTCTGCTCGTGTTCCTGCACACGGATGTCGAATTGGATCTGCTCGATTGACAGTTTGGAGTCAGCTGCGGATCCTGGGGGCGCGTTCACACCCGAGTAGATTTCGTCCTGCCCAAAGCTTGCGCCGGCGCCGGGCCCGTTGTTATTCAACAGGGTGTTGGGGACAACCAGCATTGCTTTGCCCAGGCGGACGTCACGCATCAACGATGTGTAGGCTTCGTCTAGTGCGTCGAAGAGCGGTTCGAGGCCGTCCAAGTCTGAGCGGCCGAGGTATTGGCCTAGCGGGTCTTTCCGCCATGACCGATTCGGGCCCATGTTCGGCCAGTGGAACACCGCGAGACCTTCGGACTCGGTGCTGATCTTCCCTTCTTCATCGACTTCCAGGCCAGCTGTTGAAGCGTGGTCGGTAAGTGGGATGATCTGCCCGAGGTTCGTTGGTGTACCTTGATACAGGCCGTGGAAGATGACACCGATGCCGTCTATGGTTTCGTGTCGTTCGAGGTGCCGGTGGACGATTTGCCCGTCTGTTTTCACTACGCGCCAGAACGTGACAGCGACGAGCCGTCCGAATCGGAATTCAGGAAGGGCTGCGTCGTAGTCAACGTGGGTGAGGAACGGGTGATCTTCTAGTTCCACGTCCCAGGTGATGCGGAGGAATGAACCACCCAGTGCCGCGGTGGTTTCTGCAGCGTTCGCGAGGGCATCGTGGAAGTCCGGGCCGGTGAGCTCTTCCACGCGGCCTTGCGTTTTCTCATGGTCAACGGTCACGGTAGGTGGCTCGTTGAACAAAAGATCTGAAGATGCCTTGCACAGGTCCGCTGCCGCCGGCACGTGCAGTTTCCGCTCCGCCGGCTTCGTCAGATCGGTGCGGGTGTCACCCCAGAAGAACCGCTTCACCGCACCCAGGACACCACGGCGTACGTTTGCGGGTTGCTTCGTGTACACGGTGGTGAGACTGTCAGTGTTGGACTCGTACCAGGCGGCCCATTCGTTGAGCTTGGGTGTGATGGCGTCGAGTTGTTTTGGTGGCCACACGGTGTTGTTGGCTGGCAACGGCAAGGTGGCCTCCTAGGTTATCTTGGCCAAGACCAGCAACCCTCAGACGGGATACTGGAATAGGCGACGTTGAGAGCAGGTTTCGTGGTGCCGTCCGCGTTGAGCACGGTCAGGTTCACGGTGTGCTTGTCGTGCACCATAGTGACGATCGCAGCGAGTGGTGCGATCGGGTGGAACGGCTGGTAGTGGACGATGCGCCCAACTGTTGGTGGGGCGATGTACGGTTCGCCGTCTGGCAGTTTGATCATTCCTGCTCCTAGGCTGCGAGGGCGACATATGGTCGCCAGTTCGTTTCGGTCGTGGTCAGCGCGTACCGGGCGGCGTCCAGGCTGTGGTCTGCGACCTTCAACGGCTTGTCCTCGCCCTTCTCCGTCTGCTTCGGATCCCACGAATATGATGGTGCTTCCTCGATCAGGCCCGTGCACCGGTCAGCGATCATCAGTTTGTTGGCCGATAACGCGGAAGCCATGGTGCGGATGCCGTAGAGCACGTTGTTATCTGCGTCGATCAGGTTGCCAACACCGTCGTTCGCTAACTGAACTTTGAACGATGCGGCTGCAGGGTCAACAATCATCCACTCAGGGGTTGGTGAGCCGAGCGGGTGGTGGTCATCGGTCATCCAGGCACGCATACGCCCGGATATTTCGGAGTCGGTGAGTCGGCGTTGCGATTGTTTAGCGTCGTACCGCCACTCGTCCATGAAATACAAGCTGTTATCCACGCCGAGGCCGAGCATGACCGCGCTGGTCGCGTTCGTGGTGCCGTAGTCGATACCGACCGCGAGCGTGCGGGTCATCGGCGGGAGAGCGTCCCAACCAATCACATGCTTCTTCGGATCCCACATGTCATACACAGCGCCCTCGGCTGCGACCCAATGGCCGAGGATGAACCGCCGATACCAAAGCCCAGTGAATTCGGACTTGATCGACTCCACATACTCAGGCTCCAACGATGGGTTGTCATCGATGGTGAACGACCAACGCCCCCAACCTTTCAACCCGGTGCTGATCCGGTCGAGGAACTTGCGCTTCAACCAGTGGGCCGGCGAATCCGGGTTAGTGGTTCCGAACAGCTGGGCACCCTTCACGCTCATGCGTCCGAGCAGCTGGGTGAAGAACTCCTCCGGCAACGTGGTTACCTCGTCAACGATCACGCCGGCCACGGTCATACCACGGAGCACCTTCTCAGCCTTCGCATCCGAAGCACCCATGATATGAACCGTGCGGCCCAGGATCTTCACGGTCGGTGCACCATAGTTCCCCACAACCTGATCAGCCAGCTGGCCAAACAAGTCCGGGTTCTGCATCGGTGCCACCATGTTCCGCCACACGCTATCGCGGGTGCGTCCGATCATGAGCAGCTCCCCACCGCGAGGAGCTTTCGCCAGGAACAAGAACCACCGCAACAACGCAATAATGGTTTTCCCCGAACGAATCGCACCCTCAAGAATATTCACGCGATGACTACTCGTCTGCAGGAAGTGCAGCTGCCTCCGGCTCACCGCCTCCGCCGGACTCTCCAACGTCAGGATCGACAACAGGCATCGCCCCCAACTGCTCAGCCAACTTCTCCAACATCGACTTACCAGCAGTCATACCGTTGTCGTTATCGCGAGCATCAATCTCATGAGTAGTTTTCAAAGCGATCTGGACCGTCTGCACCAGCGTCCGGCGTTCAGCAGAAGGAATGAAATCCAATGTGGCCGAATGCTCCGCGCCGCCCTCGCCACGCTTCAACGTTTGGAATGAACCGGCTTCCAGAATGTTCAACGTAGTCTCCGCCTGGTCATACAAACGAGCCGCAATGTTCTGGCGGCGAAGCTTGTTATCAACCATGACAGCCTCAGTCGCGTGCGCGGTGCGTTCATTGCGAACCGTTTGCGTACCTGTTTGCTTCGCCCATTGAGCTACGGTCCCTTTGGGGATTCCAAGCTTATGGGCTACTGCTGTTGGCCCCTCTAGCTCGTAGAGGCGGAGGGCTTCTTCGCGTTGCTTGTCTGTGTACTTACGCGGTGCCGCCACATTCACGACCTCCGACCAAAGATAACTGTTGTTGAATCTTGCATCACATCTTAGGTTTCTTTATTTCGAAACCAACATAGGAAATTTCGTTCGAGTGAATCACGACTTTATCTAAATCGGCAATCTGCTTACGCGCACCACCTGAGTCTGAGATGTGAAGTGGTCGCCCTAATGTGATGGATGCTTGCTGATCATCTTCTGTGCTAGACGTATGGCCAAGAACTTGGCCTCGTATGCTGGATCCTGATTTCAGATAGACGGTTGCGCGAATCAGAACATTCGCATCATACTCAGTCATGTCAGTTTTGTAGTTCTGGGCAAACGCCCATCCTGCCACTTGGAAAATCGCTTCCCGTCCGGTGATATAGGTGCGAATCTTTCCCCACCAGTTGAAGTAGGCAGACATTCCAGTCACTAAAGTGGCCACGATAAGGTAACCAACTAACCAAGCAAGAGCCGCTCGTGGGTTGCTGAGCAGGATGCTCTCCCGGGAGCGCAGAACCAGATCAACGGCTTCTCCGATACCCGGGAACATCGCTGCGAAAATCAAGACGAGAACTGAAGCTACGACGAAATTGATCATACTGACCATAAGCACGAGTGAAGTTTCTCGAAAGCTGGATAGTTTTGGTGTCACCTTGCGCCGCTCTACTTCGTATACATACGTCAGTCCAGGAAGTAGTAGAACGGCAAAAATGACTACTGCAGTGAATGTTGTCGGCATTCATTGATTATGATCTAAAAACACGCAGAACGATGAATAGTTAAGGAGTTAAGCCCATGTCGCCGGGTGATCCCAAATTTCCTGATAAGAAAACGATCCAAGAGATACTTGAGGGCAAAGGGTATCAGCCACGAAATGCAATAGATCCTAGAGATTTTCAGGATCTATTTGACAACGAGGACGAAGACTAAAATTGGCCACGTTTAATCTACAGCCTTTCGTCTTGCCACGGCACTAGAATCAGAATCATCACCTACTTGCGGAAGGAGGTGATGATCAGTGGCGAAGAGCTCCAAGAGCTCGGGTGCGGTGCACCGGAGCGCAAAGACCGGTCGCTTTGTGACCGAGAAGTACGCGAAGAAGCACCCATCCACTACTGTTCGAGAGAAGAAATAACTCTCGATAGCCGTCGGCGAGGTCCTATCTCGTCGGCGGCACAGTTATTTGCACTACTCCCGGAGCGTGGCAGCAGTAGGAATCGAACCTACCGTGGACCGGTTTACAGCCAGCCCTGTCACCTTGACTCTTCTACTGCCGTGGTGGTCCGCTTCAATTCGGCGGGGAACCATGCCGACCCTTCCATGGGGGTGACGGGATTCTACTGGCCATGAGCAAACCAGTATCGTGCGACTGGCCGGGATTGAACCGGCGCACCTATGGCTCTACCGCTGAGCTACAGTCGCTCCCCCAGGTCTCGTGTTCCTTGGGGGCTATTCAGTTATGGCGAAGCCCCGCGGAGTGAGTTACTGCAACGCGGGGCTTCTCGCCAAGGGAGATGTGCTAACAAGACCTTGGCTGATTTTGGAGACACGAATGCCTAACCACCACTAACTATACCTGAAAATTGCATTGTTCTGCACTATTTTGAGGCGAGATGATGCATGTTTTATGCGGATAACGCTTTAGACAACCAGCCCAGCTGCTCACCCTCCCACACTGCAGGGCACACCCGGCACTGCGCACGCCATTCACCCGGTGGAAGCATCTTCTCGTCCTCGCCCCAGCAGTACAGGACCAGGGCGACCTCGTGCTCTGCCCCGTACAGGTAGGTTCCGCAGGCGGGGCAAGGCTGGTTGATTTTCCTTGGTGGCTTTGTCGGGTTCAGGTACGAACGAATACTGTTCGCCCACTCCCCCAGTTTCTTCTCCAAGAACTTCTGCCAGTCCTCACGCTCCACGGTTTCGAATGCTTGGATGATCGCCGGCAGTGTTCCAGTATCAGATCCGAACAAGCTGTAGTGATAGTCGCGTGCATGCCAGTCAATGTCCTGCAGGATGCTCATGGATCCAACATCCACAGGTACCTTGAGCTCGCTGGTTGGGCCTGATGCGCCGCCGGCACGGCATGGTTGTGCTGCACCTTCGATTTGGGCGAGTAGCGATTCCTGCATTTTCCCATCGAGGTAGTGGGTGCGGGTTAGTTGGTGGATAAGGTCACGCATTGATTCACCTTTCCGAATGTTTCATGCGAAGATTCTGATAGCTAACAAGATTGGGGATTTAGGATGGCAGCTTTTCTCTGCGGAAATTGCAATGAGCAAACTCATTTCACACCTCGCGGAGTCGGAGAGACGATCACCGTCAAAATCATGGGACGAGATGGCGTTCTCTGCCAACAGGCTTTACGGTGCGATATGTGCAAGCGCCTAACGATTGCGTATCAAATCGAATCTGCCCCTCCGTACAACGCGCACATGGCGGAATCCTGGATCGGTTTTTGGAACAACGTGGGTAAGCCAGACAGGTATTACCCGCAGCCATCTTCAGAAAAGGCATTTCCAAACTCTCCTTCGCATATTGCAGAAGCAGCTACTGAAGCTCATAAGGTTCACAGCATTGCCGCCTACAGGGCCACTGCGATACTTTGCCGAGCCGTGATCGAGGCTGTATGTAAGGAGCAAGGTGCCAGTGGTCGAGATCTGTTCCATAAAATTGACAACCTTTTCGACCAAGGACTTGTCCGCCGATTTGTCAAAGAAACTGCTCACGTTCTTAGGGCAATCGGGAACGATATGGCTCATGGAGATTTCGACCAAGAGCTAACATCCGATGATGCCGACCACATATTGGGATTCATGGATTCCATACTTGACGAGGTATACGAGTCAACTGCGAAGCTCACCAAAATGCAAGAATTGATCAGCCAGCGCAAGGCTTCAAAGCCTTCCCCGTAATCTCTGAATTTGACGCTGGATCCACGTGGTCCCATTCGAGCCGGCCATCTTTTGTCCGGATGACGATGGTTGTTCCACCGTCGCCCAGGTGTTTCACCTGTACCATTTCGCCTTCGTAGACCAGGTGTAGTGGGCCGGCGGCGGTGAACCGTACATGTTTCCCTCGGTCAACTCCCGACAGGCGTTGAGCCTCTATTGGGGTAGTCATCAGGTTTCATCCTTGTTTTTCACAGGACAAGGTTTCCTCGTTGTCGCAACGGTGTGCTGCCTGTTCTTCGCGTACTGGTGCTTTGAACGACCATTCGTTGCCTTTCCATCCGCATGCACAGGATGCTTGGAAGATTGGTAACGGGTCACGTTCGAAACTCCGAGATTTACCACTGCTCACTGTTCCTCCTTGTACTGGTTGGCTTGTCGGAGTAGCCAATTCGCTACTCGTAGTCGTGGGTTTCGCTTGAGTATTGGCGAACGGTGCAGGTGAGGTGGGCGCATGGTTCCGTCTGGGTTTAGGTTGGCTTCTGGTCCAGCCATGAGCGCGTTGATGGCTTCTTCGAGCGCTTCTGCTTTCGCTTCGGAGCGGACGGTTTCAAGCCAGCGGTTGAATTCGGCTTGCACGGTTGGAACCAGGGGAATCCCCGCAGCTCTTGGCAGGTGGTCTAGTTTTGAGTCCACCCACAGGTCGCGAAGGCCATCAGCATCCGGCGTGTATTCTCCGCCGTGGTAGGTGGCAGCGTGCTTCTCATTAGCGCCCATTACGATCGCCTCCTATGTTTCTGATTAGTAAAACCTGTGCATCGACCTGTATTGTTTTCCGAGTGCATCTCAATCCAGATGCTGAACGAAGTACTCGATCCCTACAGGAGGAAGTCATGGGTTTCATTGGTTGGATTGTTTTAGGCCTTATTGCTGGTGCGATCGCTAAGGCGATCAAGCCAGGTGAGCAGGGTGGCGGCTGGCTCGCTACCCTACTGCTGGGTGTTGTTGGTGCCATTGTTGGTGGTTGGCTTGGATCCGCGATCTTCGGTGTCGGAGTGAACGAATTCTGGTCGCTTTCAACTTGGTTGCTGGCCATCGGCGGCTCGCTGATCGTCCTCATTATCTGGGGACTGGTCACTCGCAAGAGGGCGTAATTTGCGCGGCAGGACGGGGTCTTACCTTTCGAGGTGAGGCCCCGTTCGCCATGCCTAGGCATCGTTCATCCCCGGGCGGTGCGTCACGGTCAACTTGGAATGTTTGGCGAGATATCCGCTCGCAAACCGATCTACGCCATAGGGAAGAATCCAAGGAAGGTCGATGTATGAGGTCTTATAGAACTCGCGGCCGCCTGCCCTGACTAGCGTTCCTGCTGGCAGCGCGTCGAGTTCTTCCACGCTGTTCACTTCTGGCTGGGCGGCGGCGAGATAAGCGGACACGATATTTCCTAGCCCCCTAATCTCCGCTTTTCGATTCCTTTCCAACAAGTCCTCCCAAGGTGGAAGGCCTTCAAATGATCGCCTCGCCTCATAACGTTCATGAGCCACAGCTTCGAGCGCGTCCGGGTTTAGCGGGGGCTGGTTAGGCATTGTTTTCTCCTTGGTTGGTTCGTGCCATACGGTCGGTGTATCCACGTCCTCGGCAGCTGCCACAGAAGTCAGCTCCCCCGTAGCAACGTTCAGCCCTGCATCGGCCACCTGATCGCCGGCCAGTGCCCTTGCACTTGGCGCATTCGGTTCCGCGCCCTGTTGAATCGCAGGCATCGCAGGCTATGCCGTCGGCAAGGATGCGTTTCATTTCTTGATAGGTGCGCGGTGCGCTCCACCAAGTGCCTTGATTTTCGATTTCCTGCCGGAACAGTGATGCGAGTTTGTCCCACTCTGGGAGCAGTCGATCCCAAGCTACGGACCTTCCTGCCATGCGTTTGCGTAGCGTGGGGGTGTCGATGTTCCATGAGTCGATGTAGTTCAAGCAGCGCTGCAGGTCTGATGGGTCCCACGGGTGGTCTTTTCCTCCGTAGGCGATGGCCTGCGCGGAAAGTCCAACGACGGTCATGCCTGATCACCGTCCAGGGCGCGGCGGTTGCAATGCTCGCATTCGGGGCGGTCCTCGTCATCAATGTCAAAAGGTTCATCACTGTTCAGATGAATGCACGGTGAGATACCGCCAAAGAAGAAGTATTTCGCTGCTTCGATGGAAACTTCGTCATCCGAGATTCTGTTTATCCAGGTGACTACAGGCAGATCGAGCTGGCCAGAGTTTTCAACCATTTCCCATGCCACCCAGCGCAGGTTCTCGCCGTCCATCTTGGACTTCAAAGACGCAACCTTCTGTTCAGCCTGTTCGAGCTTGTTTGCGTTCTTGTCGGCTCGTGATCGCTCAGAGTCACGTCCGGCTCGCATGGCATCAAAACGAACATTCAAGACCCTCTTTTGCTCGGTCAGTCCTATGTTGCGTTCTGCGAGAGCTTTCAGGGCGGAAGTGGCATGAGCCGACTGACGCTCAGCCTTTTCTGCCCGGTCGATCAACGCGAGGATGGTGGACTTGTCCAGACTGCCGTGCTCGGTCAGGGTTGCGCGTAGGTGGGTCAGATCGGCGCTCATTTCGCACCGCCGTGAGCCTTGTAGACCCCGGCCACACACGCAGCGAGTGGTACCGATGCTGGGTGGTCTGGTGCGTGATCCACTGGGATCGGGTGCGCTTCCAGGCATTCGCGAAGGTCTTGTTCGAACTCGGGGCTGGTGCCGAACAGGTCAGCTTTCACCTCGTCGGTGACTGGCACGGTGTCCGCTACACGGCCAGCCGGCGCACAACCAGCCAAAACAGCCACACCGACCAAAAGACTCTTGCTCATAATTTCCTCTCCTGCCAGGCAACCCCGGCGATCTTGTTAGCACTACCACCATATCAACTCCTGCACTGTTCCGCACTAATCAAATGCGAAACAGTGCAAGAAGTTTTCAGGCACAAAAAACTACTCCGGACGAGCACCAGCCAACAACGCCGCAAAATCCTTCAACGTCATCGTCACCCACTGATCCTCCGGCGCCGCACGCCCATGACGCTTATGCACCACCACACCAGCCAACGCATCCAAATTCCCGCGCTCAACCTCAGCCTCAGCAACCCACCCCGAAAGATTGATCTTCGCCGTATTCTTCACCTCCACAGCCACCCTCTGCCCCCAAATCTTCACGCCACGCACATCCCCGAGGTCGAGTGCCCCGGTCTTGATCTGCCGGTCAATCCCGTCATCATCCAACGCCGCTGCGAGATAGTCAGCGGTCATTCGTTCCATCCTCGTGCCAGCATTCTTCGCCGATCGCAAACTACGTCCCATCAAAAACTCCTAAATCGTTGAACCGCTCAGAATCGTTTCTAAGCGCCTAAAACACTCCCAGGTGACCTGCCACCCATCATGCATCATCCTGCACTAAAGGCGGCACCGCCTTGCCCTTCCTGAAGTCCTCCCACCAATCAGGCGGACCCACCCGCCGATGAAACTTCTTACACCGCGACTCCGGAACATCATGCTCCACACAATGCACCTCCCGCGCCGGCCCCTGCCGCTCAACAAAAGCCCCAACCCAATGAGGACCAGACTGACCAATCACCGCCGGCGTACGATTCCCCGGAACCATCGCCGCCCGAACCGCAGCCACCGCCAAAGCATCCACCGACCCACGACCCCGCGCAAACCCCAAAGCCCTATGCACCCCCGCAACCTCCCAATCAGGCCGGATCGAATGAATGAACGCGGCCAGCTGTCGAGACTGCAGCTCGGTGATCTGATTTTTTGGATTGATTTCATTCATCATTGCGTCTCCTCCCTCACGCGTTACGGACGTAACGACGCGATGATTTCTAACCACGGATTTTAAGGACTAAGCCCATGAGACTGAGGTGAGTATAAGTACTTGGTCTTGGTCTTGGGCGGTTGTGTCAACGCTAACTGAATACTGACCCTTGAACGACTTTTGAAAATTGACCCCACCCGGTCCATTCAACAGTCATTCTGAGGGAGTGATTAATGTGGAACAGTGGGCAGAGATCCGTCGGCTGCATAAAGCAGAAGGCGTGCCAATCAAGGAGATCTCGCGGCGACTTGGCATCGCACGCAACACCGTACGCTCAGCATTGGCAGCCACCGAGCCGCCAAAATACCAACGGGCGAAGCGTGGTTCCATCGCCGACGCTTTCGAACCAGAAATTCGAAAGCTGCTGCGTGAGTATCCGCGCATGCCTGCAACGGTCATCGCCGAACGGATCGGATGGACGAATTCCATCTCCACGCTGAAGAACCGCGTCGCACTGATACGGCCGGAATACACGAGCGTGGACCCTGCGGACCGGCTGGTCCACGAACCAGGGCAAGCCGCGCAAATGGATCTCTGGTTCCCCGAGCCTCGAATTCCCGTCGGGTTCGGCCAGTCAATGATCCTTCCGGTGCTGGTGATGACGCTGTCCTATTCCAGAGTGCTCGGCGCCCTGATGCTTCCCAGCCGGCAGGGCCCTGACCTGACTGCGGGGATGTGGAGCTTGATCAACGATGCGGGAGCAGTTCCCAAAGCCTTGATCTGGGACCGCGAGTCTGCCATCGGCGGCAAAGGAAAAGTCACCGAAATCGCGGCAGCGTTTGCCGGGACCCTGGCAACTAGGATCATTCTGGCTCCACCGAGGGATCCTGAGTTCAAAGGCCAAACAGAACGCAATAACCAGTTCTTCGAAACCTCGTTCCTGCCGGGAAGGAAGTTCACCTCCCCGCAGGATTTCAACCAGCAACTCGCTGCGTGGCTGCCAAAAGCCAATGCGCGCACGGTCCGTTCGATCCAGGGCCGGCCCATCGACCGGTTGCCGCAGGATCTGCAGGCGATGACGGCACTGCCGCCGATGCCACCGGCCACGGGTTTCAGCCAACGGATGCGGCTGAGCAGGGATTACTATGTCCGGCTGGATCGCAACGACTACTCGGTGCATCCTTCGATGATCGGCCGGCTTGTCGACTTCACGCTCACCACGGATCGGGTGATCGGGGTCTGCGACCAGCAGGTGGTGGCCGATCATCCACGGTGCTGGGCCAAGCACCAAGTCATTACCGACCCGCAGCATGTGCAGGTTGCTGCAACGCTGCGCTCGGCGTTCAACAAGATCCGCCGTACCACCGCCAGCCACGTCCACGACACAGGCGTCGCCTCACGCCAGCTGTCTGACTACGACAAAATCTTCGGCCTGGACGGCCATGACTTTCTAGGAGATCCTTCATGAGTTCTTTGGAAGCAACAATTGAGCATTTGGCCAGAGCCATCAAAATGCCAACGATCCGCCGGACGTGGAAACAGCTGGCCGATCAGGCACGTGATGAAGGATGGTCCCATGAGGAGTATCTGGCCGCGGTGCTCCAGCGTCAGGTTGCGGATCGGGAGGCCAGCGGCACCATGTTGCGTATCGCCGGTGCGCATTTCCCCTCAATGAAGACCGTGGAGGATTTCAACTGTGATTTCCAGCCGTCGCTGAGGCGTGATGTCCTGGCGCATCTGGCGACGACGACATTCATTCCGAAGGCTGAGAACGTGATTTTGCTCGGACCACCGGGCGTGGGCAAAACCCACTTGGGCATCGCACTGGGCGTCAAGGCCTGCCAGCAAGGGTATCCGACACTCTTTGATACGGCTGCTGGCTGGGTCCAGCGTCTGGCTGCAGCGCACCACAGCGGGAAATTGAACGATGAGTTGCGGCGCCTGAAACGCTACAAGTTGTTGATCATCGACGAGGTCGGGTATCTGCCGTTTGATGCTGAAGCCGCCAATTTATTGTTTCAACTGATTGCGCACCGGTATGAGCAGGGCTCGGTTCTGGTCACGTCGAATATGCCTTTTGGCCGATGGGGCGAGGTGTTTGGCGATGATGTTGTAGCCTCAGCGATGATTGATCGTCTGGTTCATCATGCCGAAGTGTTGTCCTTGTCCGGTGATTCGTACCGGGTGAAGAACCGTCAGGATCTGCTGAGAAACGCTGAGCAGGTATAGAAGATACTGGACCGGGAGGGTCAATTTTCGATTGGCGCCAGGGGGTCAATTTTCAGCTAGCGTTGACAGGTTGAACACGCCCCGAACAAACAAAGATTGTTCGGTGTTCGTTCGCCCGAACAAACGGCGCACGTTCACTTGTCGGTGTTCTTCTCACGGGCTTTCCGCATCCGCTCCGCCGCCTTCCGTTTTTCCTCGATGACCTGCTCTTTAGTCCGCTGGTACTCAGTCCACGAAAGGAACTGCCACCCATCGGCCGTTGGCTCCCACAGCCCAGCGGTAACCAATTTCCCGGCCAACGCCTTACCCTTCGGCCACGACAAAACGAACCATTCCGGCACTGCCCCATCGGTCAAATAATCGGTGCAATACGTGCCGGAAACGAGCCATAAACCGATCGATTCCAAACCTGCAGCTCGCACCTTCGGGTGCGAGTGCATCCGGTCATCGGCGTTGAACCAGGCCACTGTGATCCCTCCATAATCGTTGTCTTGTCCAATGCCAGGCACCGTGCCGGCATTGGTAGTAGTTGACGTTCATGCTTTCGCCTTTGTAATCCGCCACGAACCTGTGCATGGCCTCGGCTTGCTGTTTTGTTGGTGTCCATACCTTCCCGCATGCGCACCGCGGCAACCTCGTCATCGCACGACTACACTCTTGTCATTGTGTTTTTCGCAGTCCTGAGTGATTGCCACTCGGTAACCACCGAACTTGTTTGCGCCTGGAATGTCACGCGTTGCCGATCGGCTATTGCCTCGGCAATCAAGCATCGGCGCGCCGGTGACCATGAACTCTTTCGGGTAGTCATCCGGGAAGTCGAATTTGGTTTCGTACCCAACTTGCTTGCCTTCCATCACGGGTAGATCTCTCCATCCTGGCCAGCAGTGGTCTAAGAACTCGTGCACCGCGTCATTCGTTCTCACATGGATTGCTGACCACCATTTGCACCCGTCGCAGTACATGCGTGTGATGTACCACTTCACGCATGAGCACCAGTCCTCTACATAGTGGTGGCAGTGGAGCCCAGAGTGATACATGGCCGAGTGGTGCGCCGACCCGCTGCCGGATGATTCGTGATAGGTGTGCCATCCGACGTAAGTTTTCCATCTGAAGCCACGCTTTCTGTGGTTCTCGCGGAAAGCCTCTAGCGCTTCTTCTAAAGCTTCAGGTGTTCCAGGATTGAAAAACGTCCCGGCGTCGCCGGCTGGATTCACCAAGTGCGTGACGTCCACACGTCGCTGATCGTTCAGCAACTCGAAGATGTCCATCTGCCCGTCGATTAGAGTCATCGTTTTCCCCTGAACTTCAAGACTGCGGTAGCCCTCTCAAGTTCAAAGGCTGTCAGTCGTTCATAAATCGGCCGTTCACTCGTATGGCAACCGCATTCTTTCTTGGTGGCGCACACTTGGAACGGTGTCCAGCAGCATGACTTCTTGCAGGAGCTCATGATGCGTTCTCCAACCAGCCATCGGCCTTCACGAACCGCTTGCAGTCCTTGCAGAAATACTCGCCAACACCGTGGGTGACAGCTTTCTCCACACCGCACCGGTCGCAAGGCTGCGCATACTTCGGGTCTATGAGCCTGGCCGGCGGAACCTGCGCAACCGGCGACTCCACAATCACCACCAACGTCGCGTCACCAACACCAGGAACATCCTTCCCAAGCCGGATGTACGCCTGCGGCTCACCAACCGTGATCACGTTGTGCCGACGTGCCACCTTCGGCAAATCCTCGATCGCCTCAGCCTTCAAATCCTCATACGGGATACTCGTATCCAAGACTGGCCACACAGCCTGAAAAACACTCACGCCGCCAGCCCCTCGATCTTGTCCGGACGGAACCCCGACCAGTGATCATCATCAGTAACAACGACCGGCGCCTGCAGGTGCCCCAACCCCTGAACGAACTGCAACGCCTCCAAGTCCTGCGAAATGTCGATCTTCTCGAACGGAATCCCCCGCTCGTTCAGTGCCTTAGACGTCGCGTTGCACTGCACACACGACGGTTTCGTGTAAACCTTCACCATGGTTTTTCTCCTGTTTTTGAGTGCACAAAAGGCAGCCCTACGCCCCCAAGCAGTAGGGCTGCCTCTCGTACGTTGTTCAGTTAGTCGCGGTAAATTGTCACCGTGTTACCGGTAACCACACCGCCGAACGGTGAAGGCTGACCGTCAGCCAACACCAGCTTCTGCAGATCCGTCAGCCCCTCGACCTTCGCCGGGTCCAGTACGACGGTGGTCTGCGAGCACCCTTGGCTACGCGATACGATCGCGTCCCGGATCCCTAAGATGCTCCCGTATGCCATGTCGTGCAGGTGGTAAGACTTCTTGTCCCCGAACCCGGGAACGATCACCGACTTAGAACGGGGTTTCGTCGTTGCCTGGCCCATTCCATCCACCTCCCTGTGGTGCGTTCTGCTGTGGAGGCTGCTGCCCCCACACGTCCTGCTGGTTGTACCCGCCGCCCTGCGGTGCAGACTGGTGAGGTGCGTTATTGAAACCACCACCACCCGAGCGCTGGGTGCGAGTAACCTTCGCTGAAGCGAACTTCAACGATGGGCCAATCTCCTCCACTTCCAACTCCATGACGGTGCGGCGTTCGCCTTCCTTCGTGTCATAGGAACGGGACCGCAGTCGCCCCTGGGCGATAACGCGCATGCCCTTCGTCAGAGTCTCGGCAACGTTCTCCGCGGCCTCCTTCCACACGCTCGCCCGAAGGAACAACGCTTCGCCGTCCTTCCACTCGTTCGACTGCCGGTCAAACGTGCGCGGGGTACTCGCGATCGTGAAGTTCGCAACCGCGCTACCCGAAGGCGTAAAACGCAACTCCGGATCCGCCGTGAGGTTGCCAATCACGGTAATAACTGTCTCGCCTGCCATTGCTAGGCCGCCTTTCGTTCCTGAATAATCCGACCGAAGTCGTTGTCGAGAATCGACCACTCACCAGTGGCCCTGTCATAAATCGGTGTCTCTTCCGGGATCTGCCACCGCTGCAACTTCCACCCATACGCCCGAGCCTTCTGGGCAAGATCAGCGTTGGACTCAATCAGCCCGTTCACCTCGGAACACAACACGATGATGTTCGCTGGCCGATCCAACGCTTTCGAACCGCCGATGCCCCGGTTCATCCTGTGCTGCGGAATGTACGTGTCCTCCCGGCCCAAGCACCCGCACGGGCAATGCTGATCCCGCGCCAGGTACTTCGCGAACTGCCGCCGGTTCATGAGCCTTCACCCCGCCCAGCGACCCCATACATCGCCCGGACGCTCGCACCGATCGACTGATACGCCCGAAGCTCAGACTCCAAAGCCTTCGCCAACCGGTCCGCGTACCGGTAGGAAGCATCGGCAACATCTCGGGCGGCACGCTCCGTCTCCGTGGCCAGCTCTGCGGCGTACTTCTTCTCGTGCGCGGGACCGTTATGCCCAATGTATGCCCGGGCGAAAGCCTGATCGTAGTTGCGATCAGCGTCGAGGAACGTTTCGTAGCGGGTGTTGCAGACGCTCGCGGAGTTCGCGATCCGGGCGCTAATGTCCCGGATCCGCGATTCCACGTTCACGGGGTTGAGAGTATCCAGGCTCATGCCGCGGCCTGTTCGGAGTCATCCAGCGGCCACGACTGATGTTCTACGATTTCGCGAAGTGCTTGAATCTTCGAGTCAACGTCCGCGGTAGTGACCAAATGAGATTCCTGGATAACCATCGGGGCCAAGGCCTTTCCTTGAGTCCCGGCATTCAACGTCCGGTGAATGTAAATCGACACCGACCACGGAATACTGAACCACTTGTCCTCGATGTGAGCATGCACTTCCAGTGACCCACCCGGAACCTGTTCCACCAGCGGCTTAGCCTTCTCCGCCGCATACCTGGCCAACGCGAACACGCTTCCCATGTCTACTGCCCGGATCATGCTGCTTCACCCTCAATTGCCAACAGCTCCGAAGTCTGGATAACCCCACCAGCCACCAGCCGGGCCAGCTTCTCGTCCATGTCCTTCTCCGGCTTCGCCGACGCATACGACGTACCCGTGACAACCTCGATCCCGGGCACCAGCTCCCCAGCCTCAGTCACCGGCGCGTCCATCTTCGCCGCCTGCGCCAGCAACGACTGCACGTACCAGTCCTTCGGCACCGGCACCTGCTCCACCATGTCCGGGTGGTTCTCCGCAATCCAGGCAGTCAGCTCCGCCTCGTTCGTGACCTTCCAAGCCGCCCGGGGCTTAGTACGAGTGATCGCACCCAGCACGACCTCCTCACCACCCAGATCAAAGCTGACAGTTTTACGGTCACCGGCCTTCAGCTCCTTCTCAGCCTCAGCCTTCAAAGGCTTCTTCGCGTCGGCAACCTTCTTTCCCAGCGCGTCCATCACGAAAAACTTCTGAATGTTATCCACGACTGCTCCTAAGCTGCTTGATCCAGCTCGCCGATGGCGGCCTTGATCTGATTGATGATTGACTCCGGCGCGCCGCTGTTCCGCGCCCACTTGCCAAGGGCTTCCAGCTGGCCCCGGTTGCCTCGTGCTTGTGCCAGCTGCTTGTCGAAAATCTCCTGCTTCGACTCACCCGGTGCAGGCACCGGCTCGGCAGAGCCACCCGGGTTTGGGTGATTTGCCGGAGGGGTATCCGGCGACGCGAATTCACCACGCGCTTCCTTCGCTTCCCACAAGTCGCCCTTGTGCCAGAGATCCAACGCCGCACCGAAGCGCATGCCAGCATTGCGCAAAGCGTCACCGATGGCTTCCTTGATAGCGTTGGCCCCGCTCTTGCCCTGTGCATCCCCGTAGCCGAGCCGAGTCACCCCACACACGGTCAGGCGAATCCACAACCCGCCATACCCGTCGAACTGCGGAAGGCCGACCTGATCAAATGACAAGGGTTCCCAGTGCCATTCCGGATCCACCTGCAACAGGCGATCAGTCAGAGCAGCGTGGCCAACGAAATCCAGGTGCATCGCCGGCAACCCGTGGTAGCCACCGCACTCCTGGCAGTTACCCTTCTGCGAATCCTTGCGGTATGGCTTTGGCAGCTTGCCAATAGCCCCAGGCTCGAACGGCTCACGCAGACGCTTCAACGCTTCAATGCGCTCCTGCTTCAGGTCCTCGCTCATGCCACACCGCCAACGAAGTCAGCAGCCAGCAGAGTTCCGAAGAACGCGACACCGATCATCAGAACGAACGTGGTGTCGCCACGCTCCGTCAACCGAAGCCCCTCAAATTGCTTCATGAACTTCTTCATGTAAACTCCTAAATAACGAATGCTTTGGAACCGCCAAGTAGCAAAGCTTCCTAGTTCAGCTGCGAAACCATCTCTTTGATGGATCGCGGCTTTTCTTTTCCCTCAAGAACCGGCACCTCTGCCATATCCCCGATCTGCTCCACATGCTCCGGAGTGAACCGGATTATCCGCGGACCAAACTTCTTATGCGGCCACTTCTTCTTCCGCACGTTGTTCTGCACCGTGCTAATCGAGCACTTCAGCTTCTCGGCTAGTTCTGCGACCGTCAGATATTCCTCTTCTTCTTCGCTCATGCGGCCCTCAACACTGCGTGATTCACGCCTTGCCAGATCCCCGTGACGCTGCCCTTGCGGGACTTCATATGCGACTTCCGGAAGCCGATCTGATGGATGACCCCGCGATTCGCCAAGGTCGTATAGATGCCGCCCCACTGGTTCGGGTGGTGAGGTTCCCGGAACCCGTCCCGAACTTCATCCGCGGTGAACGGCTCACCCGTCCGGGCGAACGCTTCAACCCGATCCAGGGCATCTTCACGCCAGGTCAGATCCTCAAGTGCAATTGGCTGGCTCATGCTGCTACTCCTTCCACAACTGTTAGGACTGCCCCGCCGCATTCACTCGGCAAGGCAATGGACTCCGGACGGATGTCGATCTGGCTCCGGCAATCAATCGCCCAAGCCGCACGCTGCAACCGCTCCCACGGGATAGGCCGGCGACCGGCCTCGTAGTGGTAATACAGTGGTGCGCTGATCTTCAAAGCTGCTGCCATTTCGTCTCCCGTGATGCCGTGGCATACGCGGAGGGTTCGCAGTGTCAACCCGATCCGTTCATTGGTGTTCGTCACTGGGTTCGACTTCAGTGGCCGACCCGTTTGTTTCACTGTCATGCACTTAGCTTATGTATAAAAGTGCAGGACTACAAGCGGTGCGCATGTATAAAAGTGCAGAAAGATGCAAACCGCCTAGTCAGTGGTGCAAATAAACTTGAAAGAATTGCATAGTCTTACACAGAAACAGCACTTACAGTGGAGATAGAGCGCATTTACTTACACAAAAAAGCACAGATAGAAATAACCCATGAGCTATCAAGAACAACAACTGCAAAAGCGCATCGGCAAACTAGTCACCGAAGCGCGATCAGCCCTAGGCATGTCCCGTCCGAAGCTGGCCAAGGAAAGCGGCGTCTCCCTCCGCACCCTCCATTCCTTCGAGCACGGCGAAACATGGCCACAGTCCACCACCCTCAAAGCGATCAGCGACGCGCTGAACTGGGACATGCACAGAATCACCCGACTCCTAGCATCCACCAAAAGCCCGGACGAAGTGACCCTAGAAGACGTAGAAGTAGACCCATGGGGCAAGGAACGTCCACGCTACGTGTCGGACCTGACCGACGAAGAGCTCCTTGCAGAATTGACCTTCAGGTTTCACCAGCGCAATGCAGAACTGCGCAAGCTCCGCGAACCACGAAGCAACGTCACCCCGCTGCGGACGGAGTTCAACGAAGCACTGCCACACGCTGCCCACCCACCGCTACGCATGGAGTCCACCCAGTATGACGATCTGGGCGAAGACCCCCAGGGCTAAGTGTCCTACCCGGCCTATAGGCTGTGCTCATGTTTGACCCTTGGAAAATCATTGGGGCCAACCCGTGGATCGAAATACATCACGTACGGATGCCAGACGGTAAGCCTGGTGCAACGGACGGCGCCAGGACAATCTGGCTGGATGATCGATTGACGGCACGTGAACGCAGATGCGTGCTCACGCATGAGCTGATCCACCTGCAATACGAGCACAACGCTTGCCAGACCCCTAAGATTGAACGACGGGTCCGCACGGAGACAGCACACCTACTAGTCCCATGGCCATCGCTGGCCATGTTCGAGCACGCGGATTTGGCGACGCTTGCGGAGGAATTGAACGTGACTGATTTGGTGCTGGAAGATCGGCTGCAGAGCCTGAGAGCTCTGGAAGTTGGATTGTTACGTGAGCGCGGTGTGACAATTTCCGGCGATGTGTCATGGTGACCTTCGGTGCTCCGACTATTGCACACTCTTGCACTTTATTCACGCTATTACACATCTAGAAATGAGCAGAACCGCATAGAATCAGTGCAATCACAAGGGGTTCAAATCCCCCCGTGTCCGCCAAAAAACCCCTAGTCAACTAGGGGTTTTTTCGTTTCCAGGTCAAGAATAAGACCCGTGGGTCAAAACAGTCGGAATACTTCTCCATGCTGTTTTCGCAGCGAACCTCGAGAAATACTCAACACTGCTTGGCCACACCCAATGCAGTGCCAGATGGAGAACAACCGGTGCAGTTCAATTCACCGTCATTCGACATCAACTAAATGCCATACGGAAGCCTATATTGGCCCCAAGATTTGCTGTTTAAATTAGTCCAGCCCCCGCTGATGATGCATCAGCGGGGGCCAGGTGCGAGTTTTGCGCCAAGAAACAGAATCCCCATTCTGTTTCTTCAAGAACTTTCGATTCCCCAAAAACGATTGCCCAGCGTGAAACCTAAGCTTAGGATACGTCGTTAAACCTTTAACGCCTAGCAATTTTTCACACTGGGAAAAGTATTTAATTTCTTCGTTCCACTTCTAATTTTGCTCTTCTGGTATTACAGTTGCCATTGGCTTATGCCAATCAAAGAATCACCAGTCAGGCATTGAGTTCGCAGCCCCCAAACGCGACCTCGAAATGGTGAAGCCCGTCAGTCTCCCCCAAAACTGGCGGGTTGCCTGCTTAACGAAGAAAACTCCCGACTGGCGCATTGAAAGTTGACCAGCATTTCGTAAAGTGGTCCGTTTCGGGAAACATGCCCTGGGAATCGCCAACAGTCGTTTGGCGCGCCTTAGGCACGTCCATGCGCCACCCGGGCACAAGTACACGTTGGGCATCCTAGGGCACTAGAAACAATCACCCGAAGCGCCGGCCTGATTGCGGTGACGTTCTTTTTCGCCGTCGCACTGACCTGCAGTGCCAATAGCTTGCGAGCAGAAAACGCGAACGGGCGAGCACACCGCATCGACTTCGGCCAGTTGCCGGTCCAGTCGGGGGCGCAAATGGCTGACCATCCAACGTCACTGGATTGCCGCTGCTAATCCTCGCGCTTCACGAAAGTCCGCAGCATGTTCTGCACGATATCTTCCGGCAACGACGTATGGCGGACGATAATTTCCGACATCCGTTCCAGATCGGTATCTGCGATGGCATCGAAGAGCGCTTCGCGTTCAGCTTCCGGAAGCTCGGCAGCATCAAAATGCACAGGGCCATCCGGTCCCTGTCCTTCAAAACGGAAGTCTGCGACATTCCCGTTGGCGTTCGCGCCAGACATTGGGGATGTGGAGATCATGCGTTCCAAATCCTCGACCGGCAGGTCCGTATAGCCGTGAAGAATCTTTGCCGCTGCTTCAAAGTTGGAATCCCGCAGCATCGAGAACAGCTGGTCGTATTCATTGGGCGGCAGCTGCTCGCTGGAAAACTCACGGCTCTCGCCATCAAGCTCAAATGCCATCTTGAAATGCGTGGCACTGGGTTCCTGGAGGGAACTGAACTGCTCACTCCATTCCTGGGGAACAACCCAGGGATCATCGGCCGATGCTGGCGCTGACTCGGCAGCGGCAGTTGCCGCCGCTTCTCGATCTTCGCGCTCAACTTGGGCTTCGAGCTTGTCGCCCAGGGCCTTGAGCTCGGTATCATCGTTCGGTAATTCCTTGGCAGGGGCAGTCTGCGGGTACTTGTCGAGGCTGCGGACTGCGATCACGCAATTCTTAACCGAGTCGCCGGTAGCCTCGCGGAAGTCCTTGACCGCGCCCATGATGTCGCCCTTGGCCAAATTGCGGTACACCGAATTACGGGAAGCATCATCTAGTCTCGCGTTCGCGGCCTGTGCCGCCTCACGGGAAATCGCCTGCGCGATTTGCGCAGTGTTCTTCTTGCGAAGCGCTTGCAGACCGAAGTAGCCCAAGGCAATCACTGCAATGAGGACAACGAGCCAGATGAGAAATTCCAT